GGCGCCGATATTGCCGCCGAAGGAACCGCCGCCGCCGACCGTGCCCGCGCCAGCCGAAAACTGCGAGTAGCCGTGAACGTGACCGCTATCGGTCGACGTAGCGCCGTGAGTGTGCGCGCCCTGGCTATCGGTGCCGAGCGTGCCAGCCGACGGAGCGCCGGTGACGGTGTGCGTATGGGCTTGGTTCTGGTTCGATTGATAGGTGCCGACGGCAGGTCCCGAACCGCCGCCAGCGCGCAGGTAGCGGTTGGTGTCGGTCAGAAAGGGTACCGTGAAATGCGAACTGTCCGCTGAACCCCACGTGGTTCCGATCACATTGAACAGATCGGGATATTCCGATCTTAGCAGCGATGCGCCATTGCAGATGAGCGCGCCGCCCGGCGCAGCCGTACCGGCATGGTGGATCAATCGGCCGATCTGGTCACCGTCGCCGCGGAACAGGTTGCCGTTGCCGTCGGCGATGATATCGACTTTGTGGTTCTGCGGAATCTGGCGCAGCCCGGTGGGCGACGCTCCGCTTGGCACCTTCACAAAGACGTTAAACGCGCCGGTGGTGTTGTTGATGAACATCGTCCGTTTTGAAATGTTCGGAACGATGATGGTCAGGTCGCCAGTGAGCGCGCCATTCAAAATCTGGATGTGGCAGATGTCCTGCCTCAAGCTCGTCGGCGGCGGGCTTCCCGAAAGATCGACCGTTCCACTTGTGGCGCTGATCGTGTTGACGCCCGCAATAGCCTGCGCAATCGGCACGAAGTCGGAATTGTTTGCGTTCGTGCCCCAGGTATTGTTGTCGTTTCCGATCCCCATCAGGAGCAGGCCGAGAATGGAATCGAAGGTATCGGCGGCCATTTAGATCACTCCCCCGTCATAGTAGCCGCCAGCGCCGGGCGTATCGGTGCCGAACGAAGCGCCGCGATAGCTGAGATCGCTTTCGGCGTTGGTCGCCTGGATGAGCGTTGAGAGCTTGCCCATCCATTTCTGTTCCTCGCCATCGTCCTTCATGTACGCGGCGGCCGAGGCGAGACAGGCCGCGCGGACGAGTTGCGGAAAGCGAGACGTCAGAAAGTTGGTCTGGTTGGTCGACGACAACAGCGGCGGCGAGCGATAGCAGAGCAACCGGCCCTGTAGCGGAGCTTGCAACGCGCAATCGAACTGGATCGCCTCATCGAAGATCGACCAGCACGACGGGGTGGATGAAGCCAGCATATTGCCGCTCCACGTTCCACCCGAGCCGCCGCCCGTGACATTGCCTGCGGTCGCCTGACTTTCATCGGTGGCAAAGCATGTGATGTTGTTGGCGTCGACGATCGCCGTCACCGGAAAGGTGCCGTTGACGTTCATGCCGTCGACCGGAGAGGTGAGACCGGCAAGCGTGACGTCGGAGCCCTGCGTCAGCCCATGGTTCGGAATGCGAACCTCGAACAGGCTGGTGTTGATCGCCCCCGACGTGATTGGATTGGACGGCAGGCTCCCGCCAGAGACCGCCTGATAGGTCCGGCCGCTGGTGATGCCGCTCTCAAGGATCTGCGTATAGTAATTGCCCTGATCGTCGATGATGCGGCCGATCGGATCGAGGAAGCCGGTTGGAAGCGCAACGCTGCACTGGCCGATCGCAAGACCGAACGTGAAGGTCTTTTTCATCTCGCGAACGCGAAGCGATTGGAAAATAACCGCCTGTGCTTCGTCGAGGATCGTTGGCGTGTCGATGTTGCTATAGGCCACCCACGTGGCAATCGCCCCGCTCGTCCCTTTCGAGGCGAGCAGGGAGGTGTAGTTCATTGCCATGAAGGTCGATCAGTTCTGCGGCAGCAGAGCTGCAAGCTTCGGGTCGAGCTGGTCGACCGGAAGGATTTTCTGATCGCTGACGAGGAATTCGACGACGTCGAGCTGCTTGGTGAGGTTCACCTTGAAGCGCTCGCGCATGGTCTTGGTGATCACGAACCAGTCGTATGAGGCTTCGCCGCGAAGCCAAGCCTCAAGGTTCACGTCGCCGTCGGCAGGCCCGGAGTCATCGTCCGGGCCGCCGTCGGCTTCCCCGTCAGCACCATCCTTCTTCGGCATGGCCTTGACTTGCCGCTTCAGGCGCTTCTCCAAGAGAGAGCGCACCTTTTTGCCTTCGTCATCGTCGCCAATCAGAGCGTCGATGTGCAAGCCTTGGGCGTCGAAGTGGATACCGTCCTGCTGGAACTTCGCAAACTGATGCGGGTCGCCGGAAGGACGGTTGCCATGGATCGTCGAGAAAGGCTTCGAGCGATCCAGGCGAAGTCTATGAGATGGTGCTGCCATGGGGGGTTACTCAGTGGTTGGGGATACGGACGTGTTTGACGGAGCCGGCCGCGCCGGGACCATCCTGCACGGCGGAAGCGCCGCTCAGGGAATGGCTCAGGTTGGTCGCGCTGCCGCGCACGGAACCACCACGCTCGTCGGAGAGCTTCATGCCGTGCTGGTTGTCCTGCGGATAGGCGGTCTTGATGACCTGACCGAAGTTGGCCTTTTCATCGACGATGCCCGTGGATTTGCCTTCGCTGAGATTGGTCTCGGTGAAGACGGTATTCGTCTTGGAGCCAGTGCCCATGACGTCAGTTCTCCTCTGCTCGCGGTCCCCAATATTCCGGGCGACCGTCAATGGATGGACGCTGGCCGCAGTAACGATCAGCGCGCGAAAGCACCGAATAGCCATCGAGGCCCGCGTCTCCGCTCTCAGCCGTCATGCGATTTGGCGGCAGAGGGTTGGCAGGTCGAAGCTGAACGGGCTGGTTGCGGCGGGCCTCTCCAAACGGAGGATAGACACCGCCGAAAGGGTAATAAGACATAGGCGACCCTCTCTTACTCGATGGAAGCAGAAGGGCCGGGATTGCACCCGGCCCTTCGGTGATCGTGATGTCGGCTGATCAGAACCAGTCGATGTCGACGTAGACATCGGCGGTACCGGCCGGCGAACCGCCAACACCGGCAACGCCGGTGATGAAGAACGCCGTGTCGGCCGGAAGGTACGCAAAGCCGTTGACGTCGGCGGCGACAGCCGGCGAGTTCGAACCGTCATTGCCTTCGAGGGCAATGTGGTGGGCGAAGTCGTTGAGCTGCTGCGCTTTGCTACCGGTGCGTCCCTGCGCCTTGAAGCAGAGAGCACGGGCACGGAACTGACCGGTGCCGTAACCGGCGGTCGCCGAGGTGCCGAGCAACCAGCGGGCAAAGCTGGAATCGCTTGCGGCGGTACCCACGCGAAGCTCCGGAACCGAGGTGGTTCCGGCCATCGCGGTGGTCACATCGATGGTGATGTCGCGCACCAAGCCCATTTTGCCAGGAGGGCCGATAAAGGTGCGGTTGAGGGTGCCGCCGCCGAAGGCAGAAGCCAACAGCACGAAGCGGTCACGCTTTGGATCGTCATAGAAAGGCATGTTCTGTTCCTCCCTTTACGATGCCGAGTCCCACATCACGACGCGCGCATTGAGCGCATCGGGATGCACGAGACCGAAGCCGCCGAGGTAGTACCAAGCGATACCCCGCGAGCGACCGTAGTCGCCGGGGATCTTGGCTCGGATTTCCTCGGGGATGCAGATCGCCTCGGTAACGGTGTCGCCGCCCATGAAGAACGCCCAGGACGACATGCCGTTGGTCCAAGGAGCCGCGGTGTTGCTCCACGGATCGTAGGTCGTGGAGTTCGCCGCGCCGCCTTCGGGAATGAAGGTCTGCTCGATGAAGCGGAACGACTCGTAGCGGCCGATCTCGCCGTTGAAGATGTGCGCCAGACCCGTTTCCGTGTACTGGTGAATGGTCTCCAAGGCGTTCTTCACCGGGCGATATACGTCCGGGTTAGAAACCGACACGTAGTCGTCCATGATGTAGGGCGGAATGTTCCGCGCCTTCATGGTGTCGCCGATGGCCTTGATGTGGCCGGTGCCCATCGCGACGTTGTTGGTCACGGAGGCGGTGCCGTTGGTGTCAAGGTTGATGGCGGTGGTCGAGGTGCCACCGGCAGGCTCGGCACGAAGGGGCGTATTCTTGAACTGAAGGTACGCCTCGATGTCGAAATACTTTCGAGCATCGTCCTTCAACGTCTTGTCGATGATCGAGATGACGTCGTGCTTGGCCAAGTCGGTCAGCTTGCCGGTGTAGGGCACGCTGTTGCCAGCTTCGAACACGGTCAGCGAGTGCTGCTGAACGGTGAAGCCGGATTCCGGCATGGGGTTGACTTCGGCGAGTCGGCGGCCTTGGCTGCCGATCGTCGAATAGACGTTCCAGTGGTACTGATCGCCGCGGTTCAGGCCCTTCTTCGAGCCATCCTGCGCGTCGCACAACTGGCGAAACTTGGTCAGCGGTTGGACCTGGATGCGGAGCGTATCCGACAACTCGTCGGAATACATATAGCCGCCCTCGGTCGCCACCGACCAGACTTGTCCGGTCATGGTGTGCTCCGTTCGGAAATGATGTTGATGATCAGCCGGTCAACTGCCCGCGGGACTTCCTGATGCCGTTGATCACGTCAGAACGAGTGCGGGGTGTTGCGCTCGAGTTCTGAGGTGATGGACGGAGTTGAGGAGGAGCCATGGAGCGTGTCGGCTGGTTGGGTAGTTGCGCACGTCGGTCGTCGCGGTTGACGTTCACCTCAACGCGAGGTGCTTCCTTTCGCGGCGCCGGTTGCGGCTGCGGTGAGGGTTTTCCACCCTTCCATTGAACGAACCGGCTTTTCGCCTTTTCGAGCATCTGTTCCGGGCTCGACACGGGATGTCCGTGCACGCGCTGAAACTGATGCCAGAGGGCGACCTGCTGGCTGTCCTTCGGAATTTTGGACTCCTCGATTCCCATCGCCTTCAATTCTTCGCGCTGGATGTCATAAACCTCTTGGGTAATGACCTGCGTTGCGAATTTATCGTTGGCGAGTTCGGGGTTGGCCTCGCTGAAAGCCACCATTGCTTGGTTCGCTTTCTGCGCATCATT